TCGCTTTTGAAACAAAATCTACCACGTCCACCCGATATTGGGTTTCAAGTGATAATTCCATATCTATGTTTCTGTAAAACTTTGAATACTGAATACACATCAAAGAATGAGATTCCGATAAACTTTGACATTGACTAAACTTGGAAATACTCGTGAGAATCCCCCCGACTACATTAAAAAAGGCAAAAATGTATTGAATAATCGTTACATTCATACGCGCACCTGAGCTCATATCAGAACCACCACTAGTTGGGGATAGGACAGCAAAACCACCAACACCCGTTAAACTTGCTATGATAATACTTGGATATGAAAGTCTATCATTCTGCTTCTTGTAATACAATCTAGCATGATTGTGAAGCCAGCGGTATCCAGCCGCCTTCTCTGCCCATTTGACTAATAATTGTTCTTGTTTGTCACACCAACAATGGGGCACATCCTCTTCACCCATATCTACTAAGTGCTGAGAATATTTGCACACTCTCTCGCATAGGCATCAACCGCCTCGTTCTGGGGATTTCCATTGTGGGCCTTGACCCACTTCCAATCGATGGTGTCCATTTTATGAGTGAGGGTGTCAATCTCAATCCAAAGTTCCTTGTTTTTCACAGGCGTCCCTGACGCAGTCTTCCACCCATTCCGTTTCCAGTTTTTTATCCACGTGGTGATTCCCTGTTTCACGTAGTTGCTGTCCGTAAAAATACGCACCGAAAGGATTCCCAATTCCAGACACTTTTCAAGAGCCTTTACGACAGCGGTCATTTCCATTACATTGTTGGTGGTGTCCCTCAGATTACCTCCAAGTTTCATACCCTCCCCAATAGCAGCCCAACCACCGCGACCGGGGTTCCCCAAACAACTTCCATCTGTGTAAATTTCGTACATACTTACTTATTGTCGTTCTTTTTTAACTCGTGATATTCAACAGCCTTCTTTGGGGTCTTACAAATGATGTCACCACAATGGTCTCTATTTTGGTAAACGGAGTTTATAGAGGTGGTCAGATCCTCACATGTCTTAACCTTCCAACGTCCCAACATGGGTTTCTCTACTTTAACAAAAATGTCGAGAAGTCTTTTGATCATTAAATTATCAATCTATATAAATGGATCCCGACTTAGGTTATCTAATGAAGGTTGTCGAGGAATATAAATATAGATTGACCGATGGTGAGTATTTAGAAATATGTAACGCTCTTAAAAATGCTCATCACAAAATTAAAGGACGAAATCGAGAAAACTTTTTGAGGAGAATCAGGAAAAGATTGGTTTTCGGTTTGGGTCTAGTTATTTTTTTGCTTCGTCCTGCTTCGTCTTCGCGGTGATTCTATCGGGTCTAAAAAAATTATTATACGGACACCCCAAACATCTTGTATGGCGAATTGCACATGAAAGTGCGTCAGCATTCTCCATACATGGTTTTTTCTCAGCTTTTTTTCGTTGTCGATAGGTGCGTTGTCTTCCGATGGCGTAGGTTTGACCTACAGCTATCATGATATTTCAATATAAATTTTAGTTTTTAAGTAGCCGGGCCGATCGGCGCAGGGGTGGCGGCGGCGGCCTAGTAAGTTCTTCGAATTTATGAACATACTTTGTAAATCTGGAATCACTACGCCCTTTTGCCTTATCATAAAAGGTCTGAATGAGTTTCTTATCACCCTTTTCCTGTGTGAGAAGATTGTAATAACTGACTGTAACCTCAAAGATAGACAGTGCCATAGTTTTACGAACTTCCATATCAGGGTTATTTTCTACGGTGCATAACATCATAGACAGAGTAGAAATCAATTCGGCACGTGAAAAGTTGCGCATTTTAGTTTAGAAAACAAAAAAATATAGGTCAACTTAGGCGTGCTAATCATTTTTAAACAGCATTGGTACTGTGCATTTTAAAAATGAAGTTTTATTTAATTATTTACTAAAATGCGGTAAGCAATTTAGTTGGAGAACGCGAGGCCACCCATACCCGATTGGATGCGGAGGACGTTGTAGTTGGTCGCGAACATGTGCATGGCGACCGCTTTGTTCTGCGCCGCAACTGGGGTGACCGCAACCTGCGCGTTGTCGATGCGCGAGAAGTTGCAGGTACCAGTTGGCTGGTGCTCCTCTGGCTTGAGCGCGAAGGAGTACGAGTAGATACCGGGGCAGGGGGCGCCAGTGTGGTGCTGGTAGGCCTGGACCTGGTTGAAGTACTTACCCTTCTGCTCCTTGAAGCGGTCCTGGCCGTTGAGGACGAGCTTGAAGGTGTTGAGGGGACCCACCTCCTCCTCAGAAAATTTCGCGGAACCACCACCGGTGCCGAGCTTGAGGAGGGGGGCACCCTGCGAAGCTGGGGCAATGAACGCATTGGAAGTCGCGATGGTCTGGTCGGAGGTCATAACGACGCTCGTATCAGTAGAAGCAGTGGTGAAGTTCCACAGGGAGCTCACCGCCTCCGTGTTAGAGAAGCACCACACGAGCTCCTTAACGGGGTGGTTGTAGGAGAGGCGGACCTGCTTGGTGGAATCGACAGTGTCGACACCAGTGTGCTGCACCTGCTCGATGAGGTACTCGTGGCCCTTCTGCGCGAAGCGGCGACGCTCCTCGGTGTCGAGGTAGATGTAGTTCGCCCAGACCTTGAAGACGTTCTTGTTGAGGTAGACCTCCATGTCGGAGGCGAGGTCGAAGTCGATGCGGACCTCGTGGTACTGGAGGGCGATGAGGGGGAGGTAAAGACCTGGGTTGCGGTTGAAGAAGAAGATGAGGGGGAGGTAGACGGCCTTACCGGTCGCCGCAGTGGTCATCTTACCCCATGTAAGCTTCTTGGACTCGTCCAAGTAGAGCTCGGAGTACATACGCCACCACTTCTGGTAGTGCTTGTCGATGCGCTGACCACCGATGGAAAGCTCAACGTTGTTGATCGCACGCTCCGCGACCCAGCACGAGACATTGGAGTCGGCCGCCGCCGATTCGAGTTCGAGGTACATGTCACCGACGAGATCACCGTTGCGCGCAACGGTGACGGACACGCGGCCACCACCGGAGGCGGTACCGTTGACGGTCTGCTCGATGTTCTCCATCGCGAAGTTGGTGTGGCGCTTGTATTTCGCCTGGAAGAAGGTCACCTCAGGGTTACCGGTAAGGTAAACATCCTGGGCGCCGTACGCTACGAGTTGCATGAGACCACCGGCCATTTTGAGAGTTGTTGTACTATATACAGAGAAAATAATTCTGCGAAATTTCGCGATCCAATTTTTCTCAGTCAAGTTTAAATGTCGTCACAGCCTGAAGAAGAAATTGAAATCGAAGAAGGAGAAATTGTATCCGACACGGAAACCGAAGAGGAGGAAGATCTTTTCGAAGATCATGGAATTGAAGAGGGAATTGACATGGCGGAATTTATGGGTTCTCTACTCGCTACCCCAGAAGGGGATACAGTATGTACAGCCCTAGTCAACATTGGTCTTCAACTACAGAACCAAAATAAAATACTCATAAAGATTTTGAGCAAGCTTCAAAATGCTTAAGGAATAAAGTATAGTAAATATAAATGGAAGAAACCCACTTCATCGACAAGGAACCTAATACTTATGAAGCTTTGGCGGAACTTCACAAGCAACAAATCCGTTCGATGAATATGGAACAAATTTATAGGACGGTTGATTCCTTGGAATTTCGATGGGACCTGAGGACGGGTGATTATAGGAACGCCCGTGAGTTGGGGTACAGACAGTACATTCATCCTGATAATTTCAGTATTGAGGGTAACCCCGAACCATCGAGGATAGACATACTCGCGATCAAAGATATCAAAAATCGACATCGAAGGTTTCTTTCCGATCTAAAGAACTATATCCGGGAAACGAAGCTTCATAAGAAGGAATCCGATGATGTCGAAGTCCCCCTTATTAAAAGGGTTAATAATGTTTTCAAACAGGTAAATGATGGATATGAAAATATCCGAAGGCACTATACATCCTTTGAGCGTGTCGTCAACCCCACCGCGATACCCCAAATCACCACAAGTGCAGATCCTTCCACTATGGATGAAGATGAGATTGAGAGTGCCACCCCCTTCCAGAAATGTCTACTCTACACCCTTGACCAGACCTATAAGTCTGGGTACAGACGATACAAGGGATACTGTTGTGAAGAAATTAAGACCATCGAAGGGTTTCGAACGCGTGCATGGAACCCAAAGTTTACCATCGAGGACTTTGTACACTCCCTCTCACAGAAGGATGACGACTTCAACAACTGGAAAAACTTCACGAGTAGAGGTTCAGTATTCAGGGATGTAATTGAAAATGTGTCAAAGTGTGTCGATCACCAATTTCCGCAGATCGAGAAGAGACGACACGTTTGGTCCTTCAGAAACGGTGTATTCGTTGGTAAACAGTATATCGCGGAAGATATATACGATTGTCGGTTCTATCCCTACAAGAGTAAGGAGTTTATGTGCCTCGACCCCACCATTGTGGCGTGTAAGTACTTTGACCAGCAGTTTGACGACTTCCCGGACATCGAAAGGTGGCAGGACATCCCAACCCCCTACTTTGATAGTGTACTGAGGTACCAGAAATTTGAGGAGGAAGTTTGCAATTGGGCCTATGTCATGGGTGGTCGGCTCTGCTTCGATGTGAACGATATGGATTCGTGGCAGGTTATCCCATTCTTCAAGGGTATCGCGAGATCCGGAAAGTCCACCCTCATCACCAAGGTGTTCAAGAAGTTCTACGAGAGTGAAGACGTTGGGACCCTCTCGAACAACATCGAGAAGAAGTTTGGACTCTCGGCGATCAAGGACTCCTTCATGTTCATCGCCCCAGAGGTCAAAGGTGACCTAGCCCTAGAACAGGCGGAGTTCCAGTCCATCGTTTCGGGGGAAGATGTTTCCATCGCGGTGAAGAATAAGACTGCTATGTCTTTTGAATGGACTGTCCCAGGAGTACTGGGTGGTAACGAAGTTCCAAATTGGAAGGATAACTCTGGATCCGTTCTCCGCCGTATTTTACCTTGGAACTTCAGTAAACAGGTGCAGGACGCAGACCCCCAGTTGGACAAGAAGCTTGATAAGGAGTTGCCCATCATTTTATACAAGTGCGTCAAAGCGTATCTTGAATACTCGAGAAAGTACAACGACAAGGACATTTGGAATGTGGTACCTGCATACTTCAAGAAGATTCAGAAACAGGTGGCGATGGTTGCGAGTACCCTGACGAACTTCCTAGAGTCTACAAATGTCAACTTTGGTGCAGACCTATTCGTCCCACAGAAGATGTTTATAGTGGTGTTCAATCAACATTGCCAAGCGAATAACCTTGGGAAACATAAATTTCACCAGGACTTCTATGCCGGTCCATTCAGTTCTAGGGAAATTGAAGTAAGGGATGAGGTTGTAACCTACAAGGGTAGGACCTACCCCAAGCAACCAATTATATATGGGTTAGATGTAATCTCCGAAGACGCCGTGGAGTTCTCAGATAACTTTTAAAAAAAAAATACTCACCAATAGTAATATGAGCCAACAGGCCAGGGAATTTATACGAAGTTCTGGTGTTGAGATCACACCAAGTAATTCTTCTTTCCCCCCTCGACTAGAAAGAAATATTGTAAACGATACCAAATATGGTGAATTTTCTGAATTTTTAAATAACGAAAACGAAATGAAAAATTTTTTGAATGAGGTGGGTGCGCCAGAAGTTGTACCCGTCACTCTGAGTAAGTTAAATTTAGGGATGTTTAATGCCACAGTAAACAGGAATTTTGGACCGGGGAATCGTGTAGATCTTAAAGCCATACTTATGCGACCACCAGTTGGTCGAACTCCCATTAGTGAAGGTCTTTATGTAGACACTGAAGACCTTCGCGGTGTGTACGGTCAATTTAAGACTGGTTTTTCTCACACAAAAAATTACGGACCAAAGGGAAATATAAACCTAAACTTTTCTACCGTCCAAATCAAATTGAAAATCTCTAATGACATGGAATCT